CTCCGACCCCGGAAGCACCACCCACCCCTCCCCGCTCTCCGTTGCAAACGGTAAAAGATGCGGCCTCTGATGTTTCCAAAGGATTGAGTTCTGTAAAAACTTCAATTTACCAGCCTATTCTGCAATCCCTTACAGACGCTGGAGTTCCTTGGGAAGTTGTTCAAAAAGTGCCCGCAGTTTTAGACTCTGCCACAAGAGGCGGGCTGATTTCTGGAATAACGGGAGGAAATGCGCTCACCGGGGCAACAATTGGTGCGCTTTCCAGCGTGTTGACGACTGGGTTGAACATCCCCGCCCCACTGGCAAGTATGGCCGCTAGTGCTGCAGCCGGTGCGATTGGAATGCAAGGGGCTGGTGCTGCAGGAGGGACAAACACAATTTCAAGTCTTATAGATTCTATTCTTGGAACTTCTAGTGGGACTTCTAGTGGGGCTTCTGGTTCTTCATCTGCGTCGCCGCAACCCTCGACAACAACAATAAACAATCAGCCATCGACTGCGATGTTGACGGCAGCGCCTTGGCTTCAGCCAAGCATGATGAATGCTTCTTCAAAATCAACCCCGCCGCAATTGTTTGGCGGACTGAGTGCGGAGCAAGCTCAAGTACAAGATTCAAATCCTGTTTTTGCACAGGGTCAGATGTATCCAACTCAAAGTTTTGAAGAATATCAGCCAATTCAACAAACTCAACCGATCCCAGTTGCTCACGGCGGATTGATGCATTTTGCTGAGGGCGGAGACGCGGATTTAACCAAAAAAATGGTTGAAATACTTTCTGAAAAACCTGAAAAATCTTCGACGGCTGAAGACCAAATAAAAAAATATCTTGCACAGGCATCATCTTCTAATTCAAGGCTTGAATTTTCTCCGCTCCTTAGTTCAAAATTAATTCGTGGTCGTTCTGCTCGTTCTGAACCTATTTTCTCTGGACTCAAAAATTACGACGTTCCCGGTGCAACTCCCTCTGCTGGATATTCCGCGAGGCAAATGCAGTCGTTGCGTCAATCAGATCCGATCATGAATATGAGCAGAATTCCATTTGCCGCTCACGGCGGCGACATTCATCCTTACTTGGCTAATGTATTGGAGAAGCGGAATTTTAAGATCAACAAACAAATGATTCCGGGGCCAGAAGGTCGCTATTACGCCAAGCACGACCAAAGAGGTTTTGCTGTTGGCGGGCCGGGAACTGGGCAGTCGGATGACATCCCGACTATGTTGTCTGATGGCGAGTATGTTTTTGATGCTGATACAGTAGCGGCTTTGGGGGACGGATCTACCAAGGCGGGTTCTGCCGTTTTGGACAGGATGAGAGAAGAGATCCGAAAGCACAAACGATCTGCCCCCGTGAATGACATCCCGCCAAAAGCAAAAACAGCTATGGCGTATTTGAAGACAGCAAGGAAAGGTAAGTAACTACCTCTCCAACTTATTAAATTGCACACAAAGGAAATAACATGGCCTTGCCGTCGATAATGAATCCGCAAATCAATCCAACTGTAACGCAGACGCAAACTGCTCAGACAACGGCCCCGGATTGGTACAGCAACTTCCTTAGCGGCCTAGCCACCTCTGGTCAGACGGCTGTTAATCAGGGGGGGATTGCCCCTGCGTCAACGCTGCAGAACATGGCTTACAGCAATGCGCCAACAGCTATTAACGCGGGGGCACCTGCGCTTCAGCAAGCCACTACAGCGGCTGGGAACGTCGCCTCAACGCCGACTTCAAGCCTGATCGACCAGTACATGAATCCGTACACCCAATCGGTGGTGAAGTCGATTGGCGACTTGGGGACTCAGCAGTTCCGTGAATTCACAGACCCTTCTGTGACGTCGTATGGGGTTGCTACGGGGCAGTTTGGTGGCTCTAGGGCGCAGGATATTCGGGCAAAAGCCGCTCGTGATGCGGCAATGAATATCACCGCTCAACAGACTCAGGCGATGAATACAGGCTACAACAATGCCTTGACTGCGGCTCAGAATCAACAGAATCTTGGCCTAAACAGTGCAAATGTGCTTGGGAATTTGAGCAGCCAAGCTCAATCGCAAGGAATTGGCGGGCTGAATGCCCTCTCGACTTTGGGGGCGCAACAGCAAACCCTGAGTCAGGCGGAGCGCAACTACCCGATGACTTCTCTGCAAAACTACGCTAATTTGATCAGCGGGTTGAATGTTCCTACGGGCACTTCACAAACAGTGACTGGGCCTGCGGGCAGCGGACAAACACAGCAATCTGTGTTGAATCAGATTTTGGGCCTTGGAACGAGCGGGATGGCGCTTTGGAATTCACCCTACTCTCAGGCAATCGACCCTGTAACCGGCCAGCCAAGATATGACTCTTCCGGGCGTCCCATTATGACAACACTGGGTAGCAGCTTTCTAGACTATCTCAAAAAATCATCTTCCGCAACGCCGGGAGCGAGTACGGGCACGACGACAACCACTCCTCAGACATACCCTGTTGATGCTCCAAACGGAACTGTTTTGGATTTTGGCAATGACTCGGCTGACGATAATTCTTTTGATTATTCCTAGGATCAAAAATGGCTAATGAAGATACAAATAACGGGTTGCCTTCTGAATTAGAGGATTCGAGGAAAAATCTCTTCGATGTACAGAAACGCTTAATGCTTCAGCTTGAAGAACGGTCAAAGCCGCAGCCGTTTGACTTTTGGGCTTCGTTAGCGAAAGGGTTCGGTGATCCGAATGCAAAAACGTTCTCCCAAGGACTTGGCTCTGCGGTTGGAAATGTTCAAAATTTGAACGAGCAAAAAAACGCTCAAGAACTTCAAACGGCTCAAATGCGCATGGCCGTTGCACAAAGTATGCTCAAGCAACAAGGGTTAGATAGCATCGCTAAATCTCTTTCAGGAACTGGAGAGTCTTCAACACCCGGCGGAACTACAGCGGGCATAACAGATTCACAGATATCAGTTTTCAATTCTCTCAGTCCTCAAGACCAAAAATTGGTTCTGTACGGACTTAGAACAGGTAACGATAAGGTTCTCGGTCAATTAACCGATCAGGCGATCAAAAACACCAGCACGCCTGACGCAATGAAGATCCAAGACTGGAACATCTCGCAGTTCCCTGCGGAAGTTCGCGGAGCAGTTAGAGCATTTATAGCCAATGGAGCTTTGTTTGGGTCTGCTGAAGTAAGAGGAAGATTTGAAACGGAATTAGCAAAACTTGTTGATGATGGAGTTATTTCTTCACAGAAAAAAGACCAACTTATTAACTCGCTAAAGCCTGAAATTTTGACAAAGCCAGTTGGAACCTTTGGCACTCCAGTTGGAACTTCGGGCGCTCCCTCTGCCCCTATTTCTTCAGTGGCACCATCAGGAGTTTCTCCGAAGCAGGAAAGAGAACTTAAATTTGAAGCACAGAAAACTGAACAAGGTGCGGCTGCAAAAGGCTCCGGAGAGATGATAGTTTCATTGATGGAGTCGCATCAGCAGGCGGATGATGTTATCGCCAACTCTAGGGAAGCCGCATCAATTGCCAAATCAGTCCCCAATGCATTCAAACTCCTGATCAACAAAGATTCTCCGTTGCGTTCTTGGTATGACGGACTTCTGGCGATGGCTCGTCAAGGCGTACAAACCCCTTGGGGGTCTATCAGCATCCCTACAGACATAGCGGAAAGGTCTGGGCTGACGGACAAAGAAATTCAAGGTCTTCAGAATTTCGCTCGCATAGAAGCGCAATTTACTCTGTTCAACAGAAGGACTTGGCTTAAAGGGCAGGGGGCGGTATCCAATGGAGAGAGCAGCGTTGCTGCACAACTTGGCCCACAGGCGCTTGATCGTCCAGAGGTTATTGAGATGAAATCTCGGGCTTTGGAAGAGAAAGCTAAATTTGACAAAGCCTCGTATGAAGCTTGGCTGGACTTCAAAGAAAACACAGGCAAGGGATTTGAAAGATTTTTGATTTCTAAAGAGTTTAAATCTTTGAGTCGTAATTACGTTGACACTCTTGGCAAGATGCGCGAAGCAAATGCCGCCTATCTTTCTGGAAACAAATCAGCACCCGCGCAGCCGGGAGCGTCCCGACCGACTGAGAGTCTTCAGGAAAGACTTGATAGAATTAGAAAAGAAAGGGGCGGTTAAATGGCTAAAAATTTACCATTTCTGGAGTCTCTGTCTGATTCTCAGTTAGGGACAGTTCAGAAAATCCATGACGAAGCGGTGCGCCAAGGTGTGCCCCCGGAATTTGCCATTGCTATTGCAGAAGCAGAAACGGGAGGCAAGTTCTCGCACATGAGTGGGAAAGAAGTGCTGACGTCTCCCCGTGGCGCAAGGGGTTTGATGCAAATCATGCCCGAAACAGCAAGACTCTACAACGAAAAACACAAACTGAACATCAACCCGGATGATGAAGACAGCAACATCTCGGGTGGAATTTTCATTCTCAAAGACTTGCTGAATACGCACAAATCTCCTCTCAACGCAGTGGTTGCGTACAACACGGGCAGCGCGACGAGGAAGAAATTCTTCGACCTGTACGACAAAGACCCGGATGAAGCGCTAAGGCTTTTGCCCAATGAAACTCAAGATTATATTTCTCGGGTAGGGGGAAATTACAGTCTTGACGGAAGCAGCGGAGGTGGAGAGTCTGTCCCCGTTGCTCAGGCAGAAAGACAGCCACAGAACGCTCCTGAAGGAGAGCCAATCGTTCCTGTGACGCGGATGACGCCTATCGGGGCATTGGCGGGCGCGGCTTATGGCGAGGCCAACAGAAGGTTTTTTCCGGCAGAAAAACCTTCCTCAGCGGAATTAGTGAGTGCGCAGAAAAAACTTGCAACTGCAGAGGGAAAGTTAAGATATTTCCAAGACAAGCACGGTGCTCCTTCGGACGTTTTGGCTCGACTGCAACAAGAGCTTCAGGCCGCTCGTAATGAATTTCGTCAGGTAAATGCAAACTTGGGAGAGGTTCCTGCTTCAAGTACAAGTTTGGTTCCCAACGCAGACCAACACGCTCGCGGATTGCAAGGGAACGTGAAAGACACAGGAATTACGGGAAGAGCTTCGCAGACAACTTACAATGAACGCACCGCGCAGATCGCAAGAAATGAAAGAGCGCAGCGGGCATCAGTTGAGAGATTGGCACAACAAGGAATTATTGATCCGGCAAAAGCGTATAAACTAACAGAAGGCGTCAGTGCATCCACCCCAAGCGGAATATTGGTTTCTCCGGAAGAAGCTGCTGTAAGGAATGCAAAACTTGAGGCAGAACTTGCACCAAGAAAAGAAGCAATAAGTGGAATTAGCGAAAAAATGCGCGACGCAAGATCCGCCGCCAAATCCGTTTCTGACGCTGAGGACAAAGTTGCACTGGCGAGGATAGCCCTTAAACAAGCGGAGGAGTCATCTCCGGGATTTTTGAAGAAATTTGGCTACGCAATTGCACGGAACCCAATCCTTGCCAATGCATTGGCCGGTGCAGGAACGGGGTTCTCGCTGCAAGACGCAATCAACAGCGCCCGACAAGGCGACTCTGCCAATGCAATTTCTTCTGGGATTGAGGCGGGTTTCGGCGGGCTGTCGATGCTTCCCTTCCTCCCTGCCAAGGCTGTCGGCACAGTGGGAGGGCTTACAGCGGCTGGCGGAAAGGCGTTGGTTGATTATCTTGGAGAGAAATACAGCTTTGGAATCCCTTCAGAAATTGAAAGAACGGTTAGGCTGACACCTCCAAGGCGTCAATAGGTGGCCTATCGACTATAATGCGGTAGCTTCTTCTTGGAGTTGCCATGCTCCTTCTTAGCCCCCTTTAATGGGGGCTTTTTTTATGCGGTGTGATTGTTTGGGCGCTGGCTTTTCAGAGCCTTGGCAACCTCTCGGTTTAGTTGCTCGACTATTTCAACGCAACGCTCATGCTCTTGCATGGCAATAGTATGGGCAACATACGCCGCAACGTTGTTTGCGAATTGAACAATATCAACTTCGTCTGCGAATACCGCGTCCGGGATCTTTTTGTTGCTTTGGAAATATATTTGCTTAATTGTATCGTCACTTAGCATATTTTGTTTTCCATGTTTCCCAGCAGACAACGCTTTGCCGAGCAATTGCGCGTTGTATTTTGGCTTTGTAGGGGTTTAACTCGCTGTCAAGAAAACTCTCAATCACATCTTGATTTTGCAGAAAAACTTCATGCACCTGTGCAGTTTCAAGTCTTTCAAAAACCTGTCCGTCGTTAGTGACGAATGCGGTTATTGTTTTCATTTTTAATCCTGATGCGCCACAACTTTGTTTTTCAGCGTCCAAAATTGAAGCAGGTTGACAAACATCTCCCAGCCACGGTCTAGGTCTTCCGCGCTCCACTCGCGCACCACAACAAGGTTAGGCACGCTACGAGAGACAAAGACGTTGGCACAGCGTGCATTCGGCAGTCCTAGGCCAACCCTATACGCTGAGAGTTGCATGAGATGCTCGTCGTATCCATCGACCTTCGCTGGGTTAGAGAACTCTTTGGTTTTGATGTCAACGACAATTCCGTCGCCGTCCCCAGAGAACAAATCGCACTTACCGCCAAAACCGAGTTCATGTGCGAACGAGCGCTCTGAGACCCATCGTTGTTGGCCAAAGTGCTTGATGATTGCAATGTCGCAGGCTTGGACACTCTCATGGTGCTTGCCTGTCGGGTTGTTTTCATAGAAGCCTTGAATAGAGGCATGGATATCAGTTCCCGCATCCGCCGCCGAGCGGCCCTGTTCTTTGGAATCGTTGATTATTCTATCGATGTATTCCTTTTCAGGTTCGTCGGGGCGGCGGGGAAGGGTAAGCGCGGCAAGCAACACCTGTTGCTGGAGCCACGCCATTAACGCTGGTTTGGCGGCTATGTTAAGGACGGTGGTCACCGAAGGGACAAGATTCATCACGCGAGCATCACGCAGCGTAGTGTTGCGCATACCGCCCTTCTTGGCCTCCACAGTGTATTGAGGCACGCCATCGCGGGTGTACCAGTGATTCGATTCGCTTGCGCGTATTGCTGGGGTTGTTATTGTCATTGTGTTCTAAAAAAGTTTTTGTTGAGCGGGAGGAAAATATTCGTTCATTATTTTTTCGTAATCAAAATATTCTTTGAAACATTCCGAAATATGAATTGAATTTTGGCTAACGACCTCAACCTCTCCGTTATAGGTGTAAACCTTTTCAGGTATTTTTTTAATACCATAGACAAATTCCTCGCCCAATTTTGTTGCTTTCCACATACCTGAGTGCTTGTTTTTGGGGTCATCATTACCCTTTCTTTCAACCAGAAGCCACCATCTCAGGGTAGACAATTGATTAGACCTAACAAGCCATCTGGGGGCGCTTGTGGGGACATCAACCCAACCATCGTCATCTTTAAGCGCTTTGCACAGCCACATTAAAGATTGCGCCATAGTTTTGTTGATGCCCCTTGCGTAAATTCTGCCCCATCTATCGCAAACAGGGCAATGACCACCATCTTTTTCAATGGCGTGTCTCCAGTCTTGACGCAACGCTTCATTGTTCATGGTCTAGCAACTCTTTGTGACGTTGCTTGTGGCATGGCTGGCAGAGCCACATAACCTCAAGAGGTTTGTCGTAATCCTCATGATGAGCCATTGATTTTTCATCGCCACAACGGATACACGGAGAGCGCTCAAGAGAACCGTTTCGCATTGCCCTAGCAACGGAAGAGTGCGCAACCGACCTACGCTTGTCTTCTTTTCGCCATGCGCGATTTGTTTCACTCGTTGCAAGCATTCTCTCTTTGTTCTTCCCGCGTTCTCTGTCATATGCCCGAATCCTTTCAATGTTTTTTTCTCTATTCGCTGTGACGTCTTTTTTGTTGCACTTTTTGCACTTGTTAACGTGACCGTCAAACATTTTGGGGTGCTTGTAAAAGTCCTCCAACGGCTTGACGGTCTTGCACTTGAAACACGTTTTAGAACGAATCATGTTGAACTCCAGTGACATTGGAGCAACCATTATAGACCCGTTCTAATTAAAAGGTATATCATCACTCATATCATCGAATGGGCCTGCGGGGGCTTTGGGGGCGCTTGATTTGCCTCGCGATTGCCACTCAGGCGACTTGCCAATCTTCTCCTTGAGGCCGTTGCTGAAGCTGTCAAACAGCGCCATGTCAGGCTCGTCGATGGAGAACAGCGTCAGGTCATTGTGACCCTCTGGGATGCCCGCCTTCTTGATTGACGAAGGCACAGACATGATGGCGGCGATGTTGGTGTATTCCTTGCCGTTGTTGCCCAGAGCCTTGATGACCGAAATCATTGCCCAAGCACCTAACACGTTCTTGAGTTCAAAGCCGCGCAATTCGTCTTCGGTGAACTCGCGTCCACGCCACGTTTGCAGGTCTTTGCGCAGGGTTGCCTTCTCCGCCAGCGACAAGGTGAAGTTCTTGCTGATGGACATAGGCTCGCCCTTTTGCGTCACGATGGGCTTGTTGTCGTCGTCGTTGCCGTGGATCTCAAACTGCAACATGACCTTGGACAAGTGCTTGACCTGACCTTGGTATTCCGACTTTTGGGTGCCCATATCGATGATCCGGTAGCACCGCGCAAGATGCATTCCCTGCGGGACGGGGACAAACGTGTTTTCACCACTTGACTTCGCTATTAGTGCCATGATTCGCTCCTCAGATTTTCTTAAAAAAATGACTATGGTCTATACCGCACTCCGCGAGTATGGTCAGCCAGTCGTCGGTTGTTGCTACGCCGTCAATGCCCCTTCGCAGGGACTCCTCTAGCACCTGCTGCCGTTCCAGCATCATCTGATGATGCTCCGCTTGTGTGTCTCTCATAATTCGCTTTTGTTGTGAGCCAGACCGGACTGTACCAAATTTAACTACAGAATACAACCCGCTTGCATAATATTCTTTGTCGTGTATTATCCACTTACACCAACGAAGGGAGAGCGGAATGACTTTAAGTGAATTTTTTGAAATGAAACCGAGGGGGGCGAAGCTGGCGATGGCGAGGCGACTAGGTATCAGCAAGACTTGGATGAGCCTCATCATCTCAGGCCGTCAGGTGCCCAGCCCAGTCCTCAGCGTTGCGATTGAGCGTTATACCAAGGGGCAGGTGAGGCGCTCTACGTTGCGTCCAGACATCTTTGGAGAGATAAAATGATCTGGTACAAGTTCCACATTGGCGACTACCTGACGCACACTGTACATCTGTCCGACGCCGAGGATTTGGCTTACCGCCGACTGATGGATATGTACTACATGAGCGAGCAGGAAATCCCACTCAATACCGAATCGGTTGCGAGGAAAATCCGCCTAGATTTGGACATAACCGAATCGGTTTTGGGGGAGTTCTTTAAAAAGACGTCAACAGGGTATTTCAACAGTCGTTGTGATAGCGAAATCAAGAAATATCAGTCGCAAGTAGCTATCAACAGGGCGTTGGGAAAAAAGGGTGGTCGCCCCAAACGCCGCGTAGACAAAGGCTCTCCGGGTGGCGTAACCGAATCGGTAACCGAATCTGAACCCAAGGTTAACCCCAAGAAGATACAGATACAGATAAAGAATATAAAGACATTGTCGAAATTCGACGAGTTCTGGCAACTATGGCCAACATCAAAACGCAAGGTGGCAAGATCTGAGTGCGAGAAGAAATGGCTCAAGCATGACCTTGACGTTGTCTTAACGAAGATCCTTGCTCACGTTGCGGTTTTGAAGCGGTCTGAGCAGTGGACGACGGGCTTTGAGCCTGCGCCCCTGACGTACATCAACCAACGTCGTTGGGAAGACGACGACGGTCAGCAGGCTCCAGTGCGGAAGGTGATATGACCCCGGTCGAGAAGATGTTGGGTATGCTGACGAAGGTCAAGGGTCGCAATGGGTCTTGGACTGCTTGCTGTCCTGCGCACAACGACAAGGGGCCGTCTCTCGCTATCCGCGAGAACGATGACGGTCGAGTCCTTGTGCATTGCTTTGCGGGGTGCGAGACGTTGAGCGTGTTGCAGGCGCTGGGCATGAGCATGACCGACCTGTTCCCACCGGAGGGCAAGCGGCGTGAGTATCCGGTCGAGGGCAAGAAGAGCATGAAGCCTGCTTTTTACGCAACCGACCTGATGCGCATCATCGCGTTTGAGGCGTTGGTGGTATCGATCTGCGCCTACGACATGGGGCAAGGCAAGAAGTTGAGCGACGGCGACAGAGAGCGAATGAAATTATCCCAACAGCGAATCGAAGAGGCAATCAAATATGCAAACGTCTGAAGTGCAAAAAAGAGCGCAAGAACTGGACGAGGCTCGTCGTATCCGCATCGTTCGGCCTGACGAGGTGGACTTTGAGAAGTACCTCAAAGCAAACGACGTCGCGCAGAAGGTTCGCAAGACCCATGAGTTTCTGGATGAACTTGAAGAGGAATTGGCAAGCCCGGTCGTTGATAACTTCCAGACCATGCCGTGGGCCAAAACTCACCAAGGGTTCCAGTACCGCCCCGGCGAGGTCACCCTGTACGCTGGTGGCAACGGTGGCGGCAAGAGCATGGTCACGGGCATGATTGCTCTGAACCTCATCAAGCAAAAGCAGAAGGTGATGATTGCCTCGTTTGAGATGAAGCCCAAGCGCACGCTGTACCGGATGCTGCGCCAATTTTCTGGCGAGAACATTGAGGCTCCGCGCTACGGAGACAGGACACGATACCTAACCGGCTTATTTGACCGAATGAGGGGATACGCAGGCAACGAGATGTGGCTCTATGATCAGCAGGGCACTGTGAGCGCCCAGCAAGTGATTGCCGTCTCACGGTACAGCGCGGTGGAGTTGGGTGTGCAGCACGTTTTTATCGACAGCTTGATGAAGTGCGTGTCCGGTGAAGATGACTACAACGCTCAGAAGATGTTCGTTGACGAAATTACATCTCTTGCGCGTGACCACAACATCCACGTTCACCTGATTCACCACATCCGCAAATTGCAGAGCGAAGAAATCAAACCCAACAAAAACGACATCAAGGGTTCTGGTTCTATCAGCGACCAAGTGGACAACGTCTTGATGGTCTGGCGCAACAAGAAAAAAGAGCATGACGCACAGAGCGGTGCGGTTGACTCAATGATTCCAGACGCCCACCTGATGTGCGAGAAGCAACGCAACGGCGAGTCCGAGGATTGGTACAGCCTGTGGTATCACAAAGACAGCCAGCAGTTTTTGGAAAACTACGACTCTGTGCCTATGTCTTTTGACGCTGGCGGGAGATTTTGAATGTGGCGCAAGAGGGTGAGGGAGACGATGAGCATCGCCACCGCTGTCTCGTCAGGGCAATTATTAAATTGCGCCTTGAGAGTCGAGACAAAGCCCACCGCTGGCTCAAAGGTTACGTTGACGACGTTGGGAGATATCAGAAGGGATGGAACGAACTCCATCCCAAGTCCAGACTTGAGGCTGACGTCAGGGCGCAGTGGGACAAGGGCAACAGGGGTAACTACGGAGACTGGAAATGAAAAGTGAAGACTCAACATTGAATTTAGCGGTGGTGGAAATAACTTTGCCGTGGCCTCCCACCGTTAATACCTACTGGCGGCAATTCCAAGGGCGCGTCCTCATCAGCAAGCAGGGGCGCGAGTATCGGAAGGTTGTGGCTGATCAGGTGATGTTGCAGCGAGCCGCCAAGCATCTTGATCATGCGGTGAGGGTAGAGATCCAAGCGTTTCGCCCAGACCGTCGTCGTCGAGATCTAGATAATTTGCTGAAGGCGTTGCTGGACTCAATGACGCACGCCGGGGTGATGGATGACGACGCATTGATTCAGGACTTGAGAATTTACTGGGCAGATGAAATTGGTGGCATGGTGAAAGTAAAAATCGAGGCGATGACATGAGCGACGATAGAGATCCACACAGGGCCGTTGACTACATCCTGAAGAACGCCGCGCTGTTTGCAAAGGCAAAAGCAGAGCGAACGTACATCGAACACTTTCGCAAGAGCCTGAAGGGCATCTTGATGAAGCGGTCGATGGAGACCGCTATCGGTGCGCAGGAGCGCGAGGCTTACGCTCACCCAGAGATGGTCGAGTTGCTCAAGGGGCTGCAAGCAGCGGTCGAGATAGAAGAGAAGTTGAAGTGGGACATCACCGCCGCAGAACTTCGTGTGGAAATTTGGAGGACAGAGCAGGCCAACAACCGAGCAGAGGGGAAGGCAACGATATGAAAACTTACTCAATTGACATAGTAAAAGTTCCCAAAGACTGGGGTGGCGCACTGTCTGAGGCGGTAGTTGATTCAGAGACTGGAAGCACAGCGTTCATCGTTGGCGAAGACCAAGAGTTTGCAAAGCGCTTGGTTGAGTACATGAATCGGTTTGAGCGAATCAAAGATAAAGGAGAGGCGGCGACATGACCACGATTGCCGAGCGCAGGCACATGGGGCGGGTAGCTGAACTGGGTTGCGCTGTCTGCCGCAGGCTAGGCCATCCAGACACTCCCGCAGAAATCCATCACAGGAGGGCCGGGAGGGGGCTTTCTAGCCGCGCAAGCCACATGGAGGTCATACCCCTATGCCCAGAGCACCACAGGGGCGCTACGGGCCTCCACGGCCTTGGTACGAGGGGTTTCGTTAAACACTGGGGCTACGACGAGGACGACCTACTGGAAGACGTCAGTAAGTTGTTGAATTTAATGGAAGAAAAAAATAGTTGAAAATAATTAAAAAAACAGTTGACGGAGGCGTTGGTGTAATATAGAGTTACATCACTGGCTGCAATTAAGCAGCAGGACAGCGAAGGAAACAAAATGAACAACGACCTCCAGACCAGCAGCGTAGACACCCTCGGCGCACTGCTCGCGCAAATTGCCGACCTGACCAAACAGGCAGAGGCAATCAAGGACGGCATCAAGGACAGCGCCAGCCTCGGCGGTGCCAAGGTTGTCGAGGGCGCAATTTTCAAAGCGACCTACATCGAAACAAACCGCACGAGCATCGACTGGCTTGGTTTGATTGCCGCCAAGGTTGGTGTTGAGATTGCCGACAAAGAAGAAGCCAAAGACTCTTGGAAGAAAGTTGCGGTCAAACTTGGCTTCGATGCCAAAGAAGAGTTGCCGAAAGCGATTGCTGACAACAGCAAGACCACCGCAGTTTTTTCCGTCAAAGTTACCTCACGCTAAAAGGAACACGACTATGGACATCCGCGAACAGAAAGTATCGATGGGCGAAAAGACGGTCGAGCTAACCCTGAGCGTGAAGGACGCGCTGGAGTTGATCTCGCGGCTGGTCAGCGCCGTTCAGACTCGCGCCCACCACCCCACGGCGGGCGAGGAGCAAGTCGTACACTACGTTGGTCAGGACTACGCGAACGGCGTCCGCGTCGTCGTGGTGCAGTCATGAGCCTCGTGCGCGTTGCCCCAAACGACTCCCGCAACCTCACCGTCATCCGCTTCGACTTTGACGCCGAGGTCTATGAAGTTTTCGCCGACAAGGACTGCGACAGCTATCTTGGCTGCGCGGACACCATTCAGGAAGCACGCCAGATCGCACGCGACTGGCTGAACGGAGACTGATGACGCAAACCCGCGACGTTTTCGGGCGTCCGGAGTGTGCGCCTTCGCACAACTTTGAAAGGAACACGATTATGGCAATCGAGCATCAGGTGCAATACCTCTCGGAAGTGGGCTTCCCCATCCTCGACGCTGCGGCAAAGATTGAGAAGATTACGGAGGAGATCACCCGGCTGCAAAGCCAGCGTGCGGACGCCCGCGCAGCCCTGCGCAAGAGCCTGCGTGGCCTGTGGAGTTCGAACGAGCGGTTTGAAGCCTATATCAAGGCCGCGCAGGCCTCCAGCAAGGGGGAACCCCTCCCCTAAAAATAATTTGAGGTAGGGGGTTGACCGCCCCCGCTTGTTTAATTTAGAATTGCATCACGGTCGAGTGACCGGACAGCGAAGAGGACAGCAAAATGAAATTATTCACGAGGCAGGGTTCCGAGTTCACCGGCACGGCGTCCATCAGCGAAAAGGGTCGCCCCTTCCAGACAGTCGCGGTCAATTGCGACCGTTGCCATGTAGTCAACGGCAATCGGGTCTGGCTGATGGGCATTGAGAATGGCCGTCCTTTCTCGCGTACCGGCTTTGAGTGCTGGACTTGCGGCAATTCTGGCATCCGCAAGTATGTCGAGGAGCGCCTGTACACCGAGGCCGAATTGGCAACGGTCAATGCCGCCGCCCAGAAACGCGCCGACAAGCGTTTTGCAGCGCAGCAAGCCGCCGCCGCCGCCAAAGCCGCCGAGCGCGTCACGGCTGAAACCGCCTACCGCACCGCAAATGCCGACTTTCTGTCCAAAATTGCCACTTTGTGCGTTGGCGACGGGCAGGCGTTCTGGGATAGGCTGGCCGCTGACCTCCTGAACTGGCTTAGAACGCCCACAGAGCGTCAAACGGCTCTGGTTGAGGTAGAGGTAGCCAGACGCACCCAGAACTCGTCCAGCGCGTTCGTAGGGGTTCTGGGGGTCAGGCAAAGGCTGACCATTACGATTGAGCGCATCGTTGTTCTTGATTCCCAGTTCTACGGTATCAACTTCCTCACGATTGCCCGTACCGGAGACGGCGACGTCGTCACCTACAAGGGCCGCTCAAATATCGGCAACAAGGGCGAGACCGTGACGGTCGAGGCGATGATCAAGGATCATACGGTCTACAACGGCGTCCAGCAGACTGTCATCCAGCGCCCGAAATTGGTGTAATAAATATTTTCAAAAGGGGGTTGACACCCCCTAATCGTTTAAGATAAAGTTACATCACTGGCCGCAATTAGGCGGCACAGAACAGCGAAGGAAAGCGAAATGAAAAACGAGATTGAGACCGTTATTAAAACAGCCGGGGACGGCACCCTCAGCATTTCGGAGTGGGACGACGGCGGCGCGTGGGTCAGCATGATGCATCGCCACGGCAGCACCTACATCAGCCTGACCCGTGCAGAGGCAGAGCAGCTTCTGGCTGGCCTGCAAGAAATCCTTGCCAAGGGGGCGCTGTGAATTTCATCGCAGAGATTGAGACCCGCGTTGCCGGGATCCCGTGCGTCGTCGGCGTGACCAGCTTCACTCGCGTGCGTGGCTCGTCCAGCCGCAACGCCGCCAGCGACCTCGACTATCACGGCTACACCGAGTGCGAGTTCGCGGTGTGCGACCGCCGTGGACGCCCCGCCCCGTGGCTGGAGCGCAAGCTAACCGAAGCGGAAACGAACCGTATTGAGTCCGAAATCGCAGCACAACTAAACGACTAAGGGGACGCCATGACGACCGCAGAAAAGCTAGAAGCAGCCATAGAATGGTTGGGCACCCGGTGGGTAGGTCACCCGGTCAACCGAGTCCTACGGTTGAAAGAACCCCTGCCAGACACGTTCCGGTGGGTGCCAAAAGTCTTGAAGAAAGGGAAGAAATGATATTTGAAAATTGAGCAACCGGAAGCGTTGGTGTGATGTGGAGCGGTCTTCACGATGCGGGGATCGTAGGTTGGAGCAAGGTGGGCAATCCTTGCGAGGAAACAGAAAACATGGAGGGGTTCAACTCCCCGCCGCTCCCCCAAACAACAGGAAAACAGAAATGAAAAAGCCACATCCCTTCATCAAGAAAGTGACTTGGGTTCCTACGGCATCCCCGGCCAGCTTCAAGTTTTTCGACCCCTTGAGGGCCGCGCACGTTACGGGCGGGGAGTGGTCGCCTACCACCATCGTCCTGATGGTGCGCGAGGAGGACGGCGGTGTCTGGTTCATGCGCCGCGAGTGCGTCCGGTTCACCCCAGCGAAGATCTTCAATCGCTATAGACGGATGCGGCTTGGGCGGTACGAGAGGAGAGTCAACGCTTCGATTGCGGAAATGAGTCGGTGGCTAAAAAGCTATGACTTGTGCAAATAGCGCCCTGTCTGCGCTTGCGTTTGTATTGATTTGATTGATCTTTTTGCCTAGCGTTCCAATATGTCATACAGGCTTAAATAGGTCTTGCGTATGTAGCAAGTTGCTATATACTAGGATCACTCAAACGAAACAAGGAAATGGCCATGAACAGCACTGTGAACTCCCTCAACGAAGTCCACGCAATGCTCCAGCGCAAACTTGGTCTCGCAAAGACCTCATTGGCGTACTCAAAGGGCACGAACAAAAAGACCGTAGAGCGCCTCTGCGGACAGATTGTTGCGGTGCAGATGTCCATCCAGCACTTCAGCCGCTAACCCACTTAGGAGATCACAGACATGAAAAAGCTAAACGCCCCGGAACTTAAGGCTGAAGTCGCGCTGGCGCTCGCAAACTACAGCGAAGCACAGAAGTGCATCCGCAATGCCGTAACCTCGCGTGACATGAGCAGGGCCGAGTACTGGTCGGCGGCTTGCAATAGCCAACTGATGGAAATTGGCGACGCAATTGCCGTCGAGTTGGTCGCCGGTGTCACCGACCTTGGCCACCTTGTCAGCAAGTGGAACCAGCACCAATACCGTCCGACCCTGCGCGGCGACCTTGGCACCATCCTCGCCGACCTCTACGATCACTGTGCGATGGTGCGCGGGATCGACGTTAAAGCGTATCGCGGCTAGTGCCCAGCCTCCCGCCCCTCGCGGGGCGCGGCTGAGTTTCGATATGTCATACAGTCAAAATAACGCTTGTGCGTGTAGCAAGATGCTATATACTTCAGTCATACCAACGCAGCACCGGAGATCAACGTGGAAAAGTCAGTCACCCGCAAGACCCTTAACAAGAACCTCGCTTCGGGGTTTTGGTTGCCGGTCTCAGAGTTCAGTAATCAAAGTGTGCGGGTGCGCGTTACCCGCGATTCGCGTGGATGCCGCGCCGCTCGCACTGGCGACATCATAACGGTCATCGTCATGATGACCCCGGACGAGATAAAGGCAGAGGATGGCGCAAGAAATGCCGCAGCCGTTGCGCGGATCGCAGCCTACAACGCGGCTCGCGCCGCACTCGCCAAGTATTAATCATGCAAACAAAAACGATCATTGAGAAGGGATGCAACAGCGATGACGATATGCTGGTTATGTTTGGTGACGGCACTGTTCACTACTCTGACTGCATATCCGCAGCAAAGCGCCTGATTCGCAAGCATGACAAATCAATGTCGCGTGAACACGGAACCATCGTGAACGTATTGGAGTGGCGCGGGTTCACCGAAAAAGAACGCAACGTAATTGCAAAGAAGTCATGAAGTTCAACTTCCCCGAGGTCGCCAACGCGGTCAACCAGCACCCCACAAACTTGCGTGGCACCCCGCGCATCAGGCAGAACGTCTGGGGCAACTGGAATGGCTATATCGGATCTCGCAAGGTCTACGAGATTGGCGCATCCGAGTTCGACGCAAAGGTCTGGCTTGAAGAGCAAACCCAACAAGGATTCTTGACATGACAGGAAAGATCTCAGGCGACACCCTCAAGGCGCTGAAATTAATTTCAGCGCCTTGAGGGCGT